ATGAATAAGCTGTCCCCATGGGCTCAGGAGATTATGGAGAAGGATTCCAAGTTTTTTTGCGAGGATAATGAGTTTGCTGAAATGCTCAACCTCCATGAGCTCTGGAAAAAGGACGACGTATCAGATGTGACCCGTCAGGCAATCTGGCAGTACATTAGCTCTCTATACGGTTTTGGCGTGACTCTCCAGATGATTCCACCTCAGTTTATGAGTGTTATAGAGTCTGAGGCTGAGAACTGTGCCAAGGGACTCCAGGAGTCCGGCGGGGAACTCAACGAGGCGAACATCATGGCTGCGGCTCAGAGCATGATGAGCAAGCTGCTCGCAGGCGGCGGACTTCCAGGACTTCCAGGAGCACCACCCCGTCGTTCGCCAAAGAAGAACCTGATGGACGCTCTCGACTAAAATCTCAACAAATACCAGAATGGATCCAAGGGAGATTTTCAAATCAGACGAGCTCCTTGAGTTTTGGCCAACAGCCACCCAGTCGGCGCGTGAACGCGTCGCATCGACGACTCGCTTTATCCTGTACGCCACTTGCCTCGTGTACCTTATTAACCGCGACCCCCGAGTGTTTGCCCTTGGTATCCTCGCGCTCGCAGTTCTGTACTACCTCTTTACGATGAACATGATTTCTGATGGAAAGATGCGTGGGTCTGTGACCGACGGGCGCGTTCCAGGTCCTCTTCGCGACAACGTGACCCTTCCCACATACGATAACCCTATGGGCAACGTGCTTTTGAGTGATTACGTGGACAATCCAGACCGACCAGCAGCAGCGTGGTACCCAAGCATGCGCACGGAGGTTCAGAACACGTGGAGTCAGATCCACCCTTTTGAGCGTCAGCGCGATGCCGAGCGCAATTTCTATACAGCACCAGTCAGCACGATTCCAAATGATATGGCTGCTTTCGCCTACGGAGCCTTTGGCAAACCATTCGCACCCAAGTGTCACGACCAAGGAGGCGCCGCTTGCGATCCAGACCGCTTCTACTCCGCCTTCCCAGAGCGTGTCCAGATGCGCGCAGGAAACGGAGGTGGATATGGAGCCGGAAGCAAGTAAAATTAAATATGTGTCTAAAGTAATAATGCCAACACTCGATACGAGCCCATTGACTTTGGAGAAGGGCGTGTGGTACGGTCCCGCTCAGGTGGTCCTGGCAGACAAGACGGATGTGGAGAGCACACTCCGTGAGCAAACCACCAGCGCATGGAAGAAGGGCTGGTCAGAGAAGGCGTACGACTTCCCCAACACCTACGTCAACCTCCCACTGCGTGTGCTCTGGTGGAACCCAATCAATACGTTTGGTGACATCCAGAACGAGCGTTTTGATCAGCGCTACTATTGCAAAAAGCCAAAGACTTTCAATCGGTAAAAAAGATATCCTAATAGTAATAATGGACCCTTTGGCTATCGCAGCCGTAGTTGGTCTTGTGTTTGCCGGAAAGCGACTTGCTGATGGGCGCAGCGAAAGCCCCCAGAAAAGTCGCAAACCACTCCCAGCAACCACGAAACCCCTCACTCGTCGTGACATTGATTTGATGTCAAATGCACGTGATCATGGAAAGGATTACACTGACCTTTTTAATACAAACCCAGATGTTGGTCGTCGTATCGGCGATTACCGTCTCCAGCCCAAGGAGGCTGTTCTAAACCTCCAGGACATTACTCAGACAAATTCTCGTTTTCCATTTGGACAGCCCGTGTATGATTTGTATAACCGTCAATATGTCACGAATAAGATGAACAACGTGAGCCCTCTAGAGGCTCCTAACACCGTGGGTCCAGGTCTGGGCGTCGGAGCGAACGTGAAGGCTGCGGGTGGTTTCCACGACTACTTCCGTGCTCTTCCCACTAACATTAATGAGGAGAAGCTCACAACAATCGAGGGACGCCCAGGACCTCCAAACCCCGTCGTCAAGAACGGAGGTGCTGCTTACATCGGAGACATCACGCACCAGGCTGCACAGACCAAGACGGCGTACCGCCCACCAGGTGCCTTTGGTGGCGGCGGACCACAAAGTGCATTTGTCGCCCCAGAGGGTCGCCCAGATTACATCAAGACCCGCAAGACGACCCGTCGCCAGGAGTCTGGTCTTCGCGAGGACACTCTCTCCGAAGGTCCACCATCTTTCTTTGTTCAACAGCCATATGCCGAGGGCAAGACGTGCTACACGGATACGGCACTCACACGTTCGAGTGGCGACCGCTCCAAACCTGATCGTGCAGCCAATGGCGCTCGTATGAACGTTCGCAACGATCCAGTGAACCAGGTGGGAGCTGCCACCCAGCTCCGCCCAGAGGCTGAGATTCTCCCAGTGCCACCCATGGGTCTCACGGGCGCGAACCAGGGCAGAAGCTACTTGGCGCCCACCTTTGACGATCCACTGAACGAATTCAAGGCAAACCCCAACCCACGTGCACAGTGTAATTTCCTTGATATTGCAATTCAACAATTGGAAAAGAATCCACTTGCATATTCCCTGGCAGCTCCCAAGCAGGCGGAGCGAGCCATGGATACCAAACCTTTCAACACTGTTTCGGTGAATTAGTTCCGGTTCCGCCCCCGGAACGTCGCTAAAAAAATATAGACACAAAGTAAATGTCTGGAGGTGTCGTTCAACTCGTAGCCGTTGGACCTCAGGACGCTTGGCTGACAGGCAAGCCCGAGGTTTCTTTCTACCGGTCGAACTACAAGCGTTACACTCATTATGCCAATTCCGTGGAGCGTCAGGTGATCCAGGGCGCCCCCATCGCGAACGGTATTTCTACCATCCGCTTCGAGAAGAAGGGCGACCTTCTGTCCTATGTGTTCCTGACTGCCCGTGATAACAACGGTGCAGGCATCGTGGGTCTGGATTGGTCCAAGGTGATTGACAAGGTGGAGCTCTACATCGGTGGTCAGATTGTGGACACTCACGACTTTGAGTACATGACTGATATCGAGCCAATTGTCGGTGCTCAGAACTACTCTCAGCGGTACCTGAACCTGAACAGCAACACCTTCAACAACCAGAAGACCTCCTTCTTCCCCCTCAAGTTCTTCTTCTGCAAGGAGTGGTCGGTGGCTCTGCCCCTGATCGGTCTGCAGTTCCACGATGTGGAGCTGCGCATCACCTGGTCTCCCTACCTGAGCCAGAACATCACCATCGGTCCCACCACCTACCCAGTCCTGGCTGCTCCCAATGCAACCCTTAATACTTTCAGCGTGACCCAGGGAACTTTCGCCTACTCCAATACTGCTAACCTGGTCGTGACTCAGACCATCGGTCCTCTGTTCCCAGGTATGCTTTTGACCTCAGCCACCTCTAACCTCCAGGCTAATGTGGCAGTCGTTCAGGGTTTCTACTCTAACGTCGCTGGCGGTACTTCCAACGTGGCAAACGTTATCATCGCCGGTTCCAACACGGGTGTTATCAATGCCACTGCCATTTTCAGCACGTCTGTTGGCGGTGCACTGAACGCCTACGCCCCACTGGTTTCCGCCCAAATTCCTCTAGCAATTGCCGCCGGTACCACAGCCTCTACCACAAAGAGCCTGACCTTGACCCAGATTTCCAGCTACAGCGGCGCTGGCTCCCTGGCAGTTGGTCAGTACGTGGCTGGTCTGCCCTTCGCGGGTCCAGTCTATGTGTCCGGCACCTCCAATATCGCAAACAGCAACGTCACTGTGACCTATCCATCCCAGGTGGCTGGTCCAGTTCTGGCTGGTACCACCATCTCCTTCTTCACCGGCACCTCCAACACAACCACCTCTTACTCTTCGCTCCAGTACATCGCCTGGTCCAACTTCGTGTACCTGGACCAGTCCGAGCGTGACTGGTTCGCCAAGGAGAAGCAGGACCTGCTCATCACCCAGGTGCAGCGCATCGTCATGGGCACCAACCCAGTCCAGGAGCTTGCTCTGGCTCAGCCAGTCAAGTTCATCGCCTTCCCTTCAGTGAACTACAACCAGATTTACGCCAACGGTGCAGGCTCAACAACCGCTGCCGACTACCAGCTCAAGACGCAGGTGAACGGCGTGGATGTCGGCGACTCCCGCCATATGTTCCACTGGGTGGATGTGGCTCAGTACTACAACACACCCTACGGATACATCCACAATAATCAGTTGGCGAATGTGGCAATCATCAGCTATTGCCTCGACACCTCTAAGCTCCAGCCCACCGGCACCCTCAACTTCTCTCGTCTCGATACCTTCCGCCTGGTCGTGCCTTCGACACTGCCCAACGGTATCCTGGGTCTGGCGAGCACCAGCATCAACTACCCAGTGCCATACTTGTACGCAGTCAACTACAACATCTTCCGCATCCAGAACGGTCTCGGCTCGCTGCTCTACGCCAACTAAACTCTCCCCAAAAATTAGAAAATGCATTGGCTCATTTGGGCTTTTATTGCGTGTATGCTGTTTCTGGTTACTTACAATCCGCGCTCGGGAAGGCTCAGTAGGTTTCTAGACCTTTCGCACAGCGAAAGTGCTCCCGAAACTGTCGAAAAAGCTTCGGAAGATTAAATCTGCGATTCAGGGCTCATTTATTTTGCTCCGGAAAGATTAGTAGAGGACCATGTCGGATCTTCGAGTTCCGACAAGAGAAAGACACAAAGCAATAGCAATCCCAATGTCTCGCGTGAATGATGTCCCCCATTTCTTGGTCGTTCACGACCGAAGATACAAGGAGTGGACCTTCGTAACTGGCGGTTGTCGCCGTCGAGAAGTCTACAACCCGCTTCGATGCGCGGTTCGAGAACTCGAAGAAGAAACACGTGGGATGATCAATTTAAAACGTGGCTCTTACGCCTATTTTAAATTTATCACAAACACACCCGAACCTCGAGACATAGAGGACGGGGTAGATGTTATAAACCATTATCATGTGTATGTGTTCGATATGCCTATGACGGTTCTTGAGCACAAGCACATTATCAAGAGATTCACAGAAGAAAAGGAGAAAATGGAAGGGAATCAGGTTCCTTTTCGTAAAAATTATGACGAGAATGATGACTGTAAGTTTGAGAGCCTCGAAACCATCTCAAAGCACCAAAACCTCTGGCCCATGATTCGTCATCACGTCCTTGGCAATCCAGAGTTTCATCAGGCGCTATCAACAACACAAAAGACTCCGTTCAATTTGCGTGTTTAAAATACTTGGAATCAGTATAAATGACGAGAAGCAAGATTGATCTCGCTACACACCTGCTCAAGCTGTGTAACGATACCACTACGAAACCAGAGGAGCTTGCGAGCGTCATGACTATACGCAAGCTCCACTACGAGATTGAAAAGGCTGAATCTGAACTTGAAGAAATTGAAGAACAGATTAAAAAGGCAAAAGAAACTCCAAAGACGAAGAAACCTAAATCATTTTGGGCATTTCTGACTATGGATTCAGATGAAGACTGAAAGTCTTCGGATGGGGAACTTAGAGTTTTAGAACGTTTGAAATATAATGGAAAAATGGAAGGTTCCACGTGGCAGTGGAACTCATGTTTTGATGGATGGAGGGGTCCTCATGGTTCCTCAAGAGGAAATCGGGGATTTTCATCAAGCATACGTCCGAACTATTAATTCTGGATCAAAATTGTTTGTTGTTGAGCAAAAGACTGATCGTTTCAAGTTTTTCGTAGATCTTGATTACAAGGCTCCCGAGAAACTAAGTGATGAAGATCTTTTACAATTTTGTTCCATAATTCATGAAAGTCTAGGAGGGGACAGAGTCTCAGAGTGTCTGATTGCCCGAGCGCGTCCAAGACCCGTGGCGGAAGGACTCATCAAGTCAGGGGTTCATATCCATTGGCCAAGACTTATCGTCACGAGGACAGAGGCTTTAAATTTTAGATCGAAATTGATCCAAGCCTTGGGGGAGGGACCTTGGGACACGGTGATAGATGCCTCCGTGTATGGAGGGTCCGGTCTCAGGATGCTTTGGTCCCATAAGAAACCTACAGGAGATCCCTATATTCCATGGAGGCAACTCAATAGTACCCGTGAATTTTCCAAGACGCCGAGTGTTGAGATTCTAGAACTCTTTTCAGTCAGGACAGCCGAGACTCTAAAAGAGGACGAGGGGAAGATAGTAGAAGTCAGGGGTATTGAGGAGTTTATTCAAAAGTACCTCACGGGTCAAGAGCAAACACATGTGAAGCGTATCCAGAGACACGAGTATGATGGCTGGTACGTCCAGACGGATTCAAAGTACTGCGAAAACCTGAAGCGGGAGCACAAGTCGAATCACATCTGGTTCTCTATTCACTCAGGACGGATCTCTCAGAGGTGTTTTGATGAAGACTGTCTTGAGTTTCATGGTCGTGAACATATTCTTCCTCCATCAATAGTAGAGCAGCTCAACGATGTTGCTATTGTGGGTAGTCCTTCTCCTAGTTTTCTTGTGGATTTTCTTCCCGATGGGACCAAAAACCAGATTCAGGAAGTACGAGCTCATGGTCCATCCGTACTCGGGCCTGGACCCAGTCAGCTGGCAGCGTTTTTTGGACAATCTCCACGAGTTCGAACGGTTGGCTTCGACCCAGCTCGATAGCGCAGCCTCGGCACTCTACGTGGCTATCGAAAGCATCAGGGACATGGCACTCGGCAACAGGCGTGCAGACGATGGACAGTATCAGGATGAGCTCAATCTCATTGCAACCAATCTGGGTCTCGAAGGCGAGTTTATTTTGAATGAAAATGCAATTTCACAGGGACTTTACTTTTTCCCAAGGTACTTAAACAATACGTTTGAAGATTATGTAGTAAATGTCGGCGACCCGGGTCACGCGAAGAACCACGGGCAGTGAATCTGCTCGGCAGATTCACGCGTCTAGAACCGAGTCCGCAGGACTCGTGGCTCCCGCAGAGACAGAACCCCTCGCAGAGGCTGCTGCTACCGTGGAGGGGAACAGTTCCTGCGGAACTGGGACGAGAACCCGCTCCGGTCGCGTGTCCAAGCCTCCAGTGCGCTATGAGCCCATTGAGCAGGTTGAGGACGACTATGATGCAGACGACTATGACACCGAGGACCCCGATGACGTGTCGGAGGAGATTGAGACGGAGAGCGACGAGGAGGAGGACGAATCTGATGCAGATGATGATGGAAATTTGGATGGATTTGTTGTAGCAGATAAAAGCGAGAGTGATTATTCTAGCAGTGACGATGGA